TAGCATGGACAACTTTTGGAGGTTGTTATCTTAGACGAAGTTTTTTAGATACTGTAGGAGATTTTAGTCCAGAGTATGAGTGGACTTATAACAGAGATGTTGACTATTGTTTAAAAGCTAGAGAAGCAGGTGAGCATATCTACCAAATACCTGTTAGACTTTTACACCATGAATCAAGAGATAATAAAAGAATAAAAGATCAATCTAAAGCTGATATGGAAAGTAGAAACTTACAAACATTACTGGCGAAATGGGCAAATTCAAAATTTTATAAAACGCTGGACAAAGAGATAAAAAGTGGATAAAGTATACATAACGAAACAAGAAATGTACGATGGAATTGAGAAAGAAGCTAAAAAATTGAAATCAGGCGATAATGGCCCTATATTAACTGTACTATTATGGATATGGATTATGTGGGCCTTAGTATTTTTAGTTATACCTGCTTTTATATCATTAGTACTGGTAGTAGTAATATACGCACCGTTCTATTTTGTAGATAAAAAAATTATTAAAAGGAGAAATAATGGCTAAGTTAAATAAAACGTGGGTACAAGCAGCGTTAGAGTTATCACAAGTAGATAAAGACAAACTTGATTGGTGGCATAAAAAAATTCCAGGAGCATCATCTAATAGACTAAGAGGTTTTATTAATAATTTATGTGGTGCAGATAATGTAAATTATCTTGAAATAGGGGTATATAAAGGTTCTACAATAATTGCTGCAGTAACTAATAACCCTAAAACAAAAGCTTGGGGTATAGAAAATTCTAGCTATGATTTTAGACAAACTTTTCCCGACCAAATACCAGAAGGATCTCCTTGCTGGCCTTCTATGATACGAGATCTAAATGAAAATCTTAAAAAATGGAGCACTCATTTAAACTATGTACCTGATGCCATTACTATTATAGAAGATTCTTTTCAAAATGTAGATTATAGTAACCTTCCAAAATTTAATATATGTTATTTAGATATAGAAAAATTAAATCCTGTTATATATGATGAATTTTTTAACTTAGTATATCCAAATCTAGATAAAGAATGTGTTTTAGTAGTATCAGGAGTTACTAATCCTATATTTATGGAAGAACTAAATAAAGCTCTACTAAGGCATGATGAAAATTTTACTGTAGATTATGAATTTCTAAAAGTTAGCGGTGCGGGATCAGATAGTAGAAATTATTGGAATGGAATTAGAGTACTAGGATTAAAAAGAAAAATTAAAGCAGCGGTTAAAAAAGCTGTAGTAAAAAAACCAGTAGTTAAACCTGCTCCAAAAACAAATAAAGAGGACTAAATGAAAAAGAAATCAGTAATAAGTCTGGTAAGTTATGACGCAGCTTACTTACCAGAAAGTATTTCCAAATACTATAATTATGTAGATGAAATTGTTTTAGGTCTTGATAAGAATAGAACTACTTGGAGTGGTAATTCTTTTTCTTTTGATGAAAATAAATTATGGTCAGATTTAAGTGCTATTGATGGAGATTCTAAAATTTCTATTATAGAAGAAGATTTTGTAAAAAGTAAAGTAGCTATTGAAAATGATAACTATGAAAGAAACTTTCTTAAAGCACAGTGTACAAATGACTGGATTTTTAGTATAGATGCAGATGAGTATTTAGTTAATCCAAAAGATTTTTTCTATAATTATTGTCCTATTGTAGAGCGTTACTATAATAAAGCAGATATTTGTATGACTTGGGCAACTCCTTATAAAACTATTGATGATACTACTCTAGTAATTGCTAATGAAGATGGAACTCCTTTTTTTGGTGAGAATCAAGGTATGACTACTTCTAAAGACAGTACGTTTACTTATGCTAGATGGACAGATAAAAGTGCTGCGGGGCATAATAGATTAATGTCTCCTCTTGTATCTATTCATTGGAGTCTGTGTAGATCGAAAGAAGACTTACATCAAAAAATTAATAATATAGGGCATTCAGATATAGTAGAAAATGACCCTTTTTATCAAATTTGGGAACAAGTTACTTTAGATAACTATGAAGAATTACATAATTTTAAATCGTCAGGACTTGGAACAGCACAATGGCCTATTCTTAGGTCTATTCCCTCAGAACAAGTAACAAATTATATAGAACAACATTTAGATAGGGCATACTAATATGATTATTGATTTTGTAGGAAAATTTTACGATAACCACTCTCTTTCTATTATCAATAGAAATTTAATTGTTAAACTAGCAGAAACACATCCTGATTGGGAAATATCTATTACTCCATTAGATAGTTATGACCCTGAATATAAACTAGATAAAAATATAGTTAAACAGTTAAAAACATTAGAAAAAGCTGAAACAGGCGAGCCTGATATACAAGTACGACATTCTTATCCTCCTATATGGCAATGGCCTACAAGCGATAGAACTAAAGTTATATTTATCCAACCTTGGGAATATACTAAAGCTCCTTTTGAATGGCAATATAAATTTGAAACTTTTGCTGATGCACTAATTGTTCCTAGTAATTTTGTAGCAACAGTATTTAGAAATGCAGGACTCAGACCAGATAATCTATTTGTAGTACCTAATGGGTATGATAAAGAATTATTTAATACAGATGAAGATAACTCAAATAGTAAATATATTGATAAAGATAGATTTAATTTTGTATATGTGGGAAATTCTCAATGGAGAAAAGGGTTAGACATACTTATGAACGCATGGAAAGATGCTTTTAAGAAATTTGATAAAACAACTTTAACTATTAAAGATAGTCCTAAGATATATGGACAAAGTAATGTGTTAAATGAAATTGTAAAAATGCAGTATAAAACAGGTTGTTCAGAAGTACAATATATTGATGAAGATTTATCTGATGAAGAAATGGCGGCACTATTTAAATCATCTGATATATTAGTCCACCCTTATAGAGCAGAAGGGTATGGTATGCATGTACAAGAAGCTATGGCTTGCGGCTGCGTACCTTTAATATCTAGCAACGGTCCTACAGATGATTTTGTAACTGCTGAAAACGGTTTTAAACTTCCTATAGAGAAAAAACATATGAATATAACAGATTCTAATATTTTTGCTATGAAACCTGGAGATGCTATGACCGGTATGAGTACACATACTTTTTATAATGAACCTGATGTACAATCTTTAAAAAATGGACTTAAAGTAATATATCATTCACATAACAAAGAAGAAGAAGTATTCTCTAAAAAAGATAATATGAATATGATAAATACTTGGGATAAAGTAGCAAAAGATTATGCATCTATATTTGAAAAATTACGAAATAGAGAAAATATTGTTAGATATTGACTTTTTTGTAATTTATAATAATATAGAGTTACAAGGAGAATATAATGAATGATTTAGATAAATTTTTTGCAGAGTTAGAAACTAGCATAGAGAATACGGAGTCAGAACTACCTAATTTAGATAGAAAAATTATTGATGATTTTCATGGTAATGTTCCAATATTTAATGAAGAAGTTAGTGGGCAGTTACCTACTATTACTCCTAAAGCTCAAATATATATTAGTGATGTTTTAGAAAAAGGACAATACTTTAGATTTGCAGTAGACGGTGGAGGTTGTTCTGGTTTTAACTATGCTTTTGATGTGGAAACACACCCTAAAAAAGATGATATACAATTTTCAGATAATCCTCCTGCTGTGATAGATGATGTAAGTATAAAATATTTATACGGAAGTGTAATTGATCTGGATACATCTAGTCTGAGTAAACAATTAGTAGTAGATAATCCAGGTGCTAAAGCAAGTTGCGGTTGTGGAACAAGTTTTGCTTTTGATGAAGCTATGCTACTAGAATCAGGAATACAATGAAGTACAAAGAAATTGTAAATAAAAGTGGTATTCCTTGGTTAGATCTTGATATAGACGTTCCTCATGAAGAAATGTTACAAGAAGCTATTTCTCTAAAAGACAAATTTGTTAAGCATCGTGACGAAGATAATGGATCAGGATATAGTCATAAAGGTTGGAGAAGTCTTTGTTTACATGGTATAGATGCTTATAAAACTAATCATTTTGTTCAATATGGGTATAATTCTAATGATGAGACTCCCTATACATGGACAGATATTTGTTCAGAATGTCCTGTAACTAAAGAATTTTTTCAAGCTTATTTTCCTTATGATACTTATTACAGAGTTAGATTTATGTTATTAGAGCCACAAGGTTATATAACCCCACATGTTGATTCTGATATACATAAATTATCTCCTATTAATATAGCATTGAATAACCCAGATGGTTGTAATTTTAAAATGAAGGGTCATAAAGGTTTTTTACCTTTTACAGCAGGAAAAGCACTACTTTTAGATGTAGGTAATATACATGCTGTATATAATAATAGTAATGAAGATAGATACCATATAATAGTACATGGTAAAATAACTAAAGAATTTAAAGAGTTAGTAGAATATAGCTATGCGAAAAATGGGTCTTAATAAAAATTATGTAGTAGCTATATTTGATGATCCAGCTTTTGCATCTAAAAATATGTCTATACAAGAAAAACGAGCAGAAATTACAGGATTTTTTACTAGATTTAAATATTTTGGTCCTATTATATATGGCAAGTCTGTTAATGAGGTATTAGATAAAGCAGTAGAACATAACGTAGAATTTTGTGTAGTACAATCCGTAGGACATATAATCAGAGAAGCTAGTTTTTTTAGATTGCTTGAAAAATGGATGGAAAAGAAAAATTTTTTTGTTACAGGTCATATTATGGATAAAGAAATTCCTAATAGTAACTGGGCAGAAGGAAATGGTTATTATGGACTACACAAACAATGTATATTAGTTAATTTAAATTATTATAAAAAATTTAATAAACCTGTATGGGGAGATGCTAAACGTAAATTAGACGAACCAGAAACATTAGCAGCAGCTAATAGACATGCTAAAGATATACATGATGATTATACACCACTATCATTAATACCAACAGAAGAAACAAAAGTCTGTACTCCTTTAGTAAGTGGATGGAATTTTATAAATACTAGTTTAGAAAATGGCCTAACTGTTTATAATTTTCATCCTAAAGTTAGAGATGCAAAAGAATTTGTATATCCTACTAGTAGTATTGAGGATTTACAAAAGCAATTATCATGGATTAATAATATAGTAAATTATGCACCTCAATGTGTATTTTTATGGAATACTGAAACATATCTAGATTTAAAGTACTGTAAACTAAATAAACCTATAAAAAATTTATATACATTAGCTGCTAGTTTCAAGCCTCATATGATATTAAATACTTTTGGTTTTGAAGAAGATACTATAGTAAATTTTTATGATTATAGTAAACCTGCCTTAGCTTATAAAAGTATGATGTTCAAGCATTGGGATGGAGAAGATTATCCTTCTTTTATTAACTGGGCAAGAAAACACTACTCATTTAATGAAACACACGGTACCATGACAGAAAACGAAACTGATCAAACTTTATGGGAACGAGAAATTAATTGGTGGAAAGGTGAATCTAATATTAAAGAACACTGGTATAGGTATAAAAAATTAAAACATACGTTTACTCATGTAGATATTTGTAAAGATCCCACTTCAATAACCAATAAAATTGTAACAGATCCTGATAGTTTAATTTGGTGGAGTAATGCATTTCATACAGTAAATGCTCATTACCTTCAAGGTTTAAATGGAGTTACAAATAGTTATAATACATGGATTAATCAAATTAAAAATAAAAATTCTGATATATGGATATTAGGTAAAGATTTTATGGATAGACCTGTAGAAGGAGGTCAGATAAAAGATTATGTTATTAAAAGCTAAAACAAGGCTAGAGTTTGATAATAGTTGGGTAAAGCAATTAAAATTTGTAGAACACACAGACCAAGATTTAGCAGGTCATGTAGATGCTATATCAGTTAAAAGCGAATCAGGAAGTGTATTTGATTTTTATAGATCTAATCCTTTAGAAAATCCTGACGATTTTAAGTATACAGCTCTATATCATAAAATATCTGCTGTACAAAACTTAGTAGATCATTTTCAATTACAAACTACTAGAGTACGTATACATAGACAACTACCCGGTCAAGAAATACCTTTACATACTGATGGTAATAATACAGCAGTAAAAGATAAAAATGATTATATGATAAGAAGTATTACTGCAATAACAGCTAGTAAAGATTTTAGATATAACTTTGTAGATACAGAAAATAAACATAGAGTTCAATGGCTAAGACAGGGAGAAACTATACTTTTTGACCCTGATTTAATAGCTCATGGAATGTCAAATGAATCAAAAACAGAAACTAGATATGCATTGGTACAGATATTTAAGTTATACCCAGTAACAGACTGGGCAAGAGATTTTATAAGTACCAAAAAAGTAGTAAAAATATGAATATAGACTTTGGTACAGCATTTCACAAACCAAATGGTAATGCAGTAAAAGTAACTATTAATGAATTTAGAGATAAACTATATCTACATATAAGAGATTATACAATGGATGGAGATACAGGACAGTGGTTTCCTACTAAGACAGGATTTTCTATTCCAGCAGATGAAGTTAGCTCTTTAATACCTTTACTAAATGATGCTGCAGAAGCAGTGGCTCAGAGGTATATATGGAATAATCAATTAGAATTGGAATTTGAAGAATTGGAGAACGAATATGAGTATTAAAGCTTGGAATGACGAGCAAGAAGCTGAATTAACTAGGCTTTATCTTGAAGAAGAAATTAAAGATGTTCATGAGTTAGCATCTATTTTTGAAAAAGGTTATAGAAGTGTAATAAGTAAACTAGTACAGCTTAAAATATACGAAAAGCCAGAACTAGAAGAAGAAGATAAGTCTCTAACTGTTAAAGTTATGTTGAGAGAACTTGAAGAAATTTTAGGAGTCGAAGTAGCAGGAACTAATTTAAATAAAAAAGAAAATTTAAATAAGTTATTAGAAGCTATCAAAAAGAAAATTGTTTAATGGGGACACTTAAACCAGGTATACCATTAACTTATGAACGTGCTAATGGTATCGTGTATGGTAGATACCACGGAACAACAGATAGATTTAAAATTGGAGAAGAAATGAAACCAATATCACCAAACGATATAAAACCAGAACCACATAAAGTTGGTTGGGATTCTACTGCTAGACCTGCGCATAACCAATATACACAAGAAGAAATAGAAGATTTAGGTTTTAAAGTAGTTATGGAACGTCAAGAAGATGGTTCTATAAATATTGGACCTAAAACGAATATTTATAAGTTTAATGAAGATAAACTTATAGAAGAGTTTACAGACTATATTGATAGTACTTATGCTTCTCATTATAACACAAACAAAATTCAATCTATGGAAAATATTATAGATAAAGGTCATGGCACTGGATTCTGTATGGGCAATGTAGATAAATATGCAAGTAGATATTTAAATAAAGGTACGAGAGATGATGCTCGTAAAGATTTAATGAAGGTGTTACATTATACACTTCTTCAATTACATATACATGATAATAACTTATAAGGACTAATCATGAAATATATCGTAGATATTG